TGTATCGGTTAAATATTGCTCCTGTTTGGGATTTAATCCCAATCGTATAAAGTCCTGCATTTCTTTAATAATAATACTTTCCATACCATACCTTTTAATCATGTATTCCAAACTCGCAATCGCCCCACTGGTCGAAATCCGCCCCGTCATAACTAAACGGGTAACGGTCGGCAATCGGTTCCCGGTAATCCGTCCAACATTCCCGGCGGATATTATTACGGGCAACCCGTTCGGGGTTATATCCGGGCTTTTTCTTTTCTCTAAATTGGGCGGCGCAACTTTTAGAGCAACAACGCCCCCAACCCCGGCGCAAATTCCGGGTATCGGCGTTGTATTCTTTGCCGCAATTATCGCATATCCTTTTTATTATCCCCATATCAACCCTTTGTAAATCCCTTAAAAGCCAAATGATAAACATCATATTTCTTTCCGGTAACATAGAACTCAATCATACGGTTATCGTTTCCAACATCGTTTATATCTATCGTGGGGTATGGTTCGCCGGGCAATTGGTTAAAATCGTCCTCAATGGTGCGTAATCCCTCCGGGTAATCCGAACGGTCGGCGGCAAAATACCGGGTTAAACTTTCTTTTATCCGGGTTAATGTTTCGTCCCCAAATACCGCCTTAATTTTTTCCTGTTTCCTTAGTGCAAATCTCATTTCTAATATCTTTTTTGAAACGTCCACGACCTTTGCGCACGTTTCCCGGTTAAACATTCCGATATGTGTATATTCCGGCGGCAATCCTAATTGTTTCGACAACCATTCGTAAGCCTCGGTACGCTTCATTAATCCCCGCTTATATATTTCATCAAAATATCGGTGTGCCTCAATCTTACATCGCCTTAATTCGACGTTTGCCAATCGCCCTTTTGCTTGGTTGGTTCCTCTATGAACACCAACATACGCACCGCATTTGGGGCAATAGTAAATCATCCCGTAATCCTCGCCGTAAACCTCAACACTACTTTTGTATTCGCTCGGTATGTGGCAATACGGGCAAATCTTACCTTTCAAAATATCCTTTTGTTCCTCTGTTAATTGTATATCCATATCATACGGTAATTACTCGGCAATACTTATAATATCTATCGTTGACACTCTCAACCCGGCATATTAACCCAATGTCGTTACCATCTAATAACAGGCTCAATACGTCGCCGGGATTGTGGCGGGTATATAACAGGAATAACCCGCCGTTTGCTTTCTGAATGATAGCGTACATTGCTTGGTTAATTCGATAACGTTTTACTTTTTCCATCGCTCTAAATGATTGTGCCGGGGGATTGCGCCCCCGGCTTGTTGTTACTGCAAATATGCAATTGCGGTTAATCTCTCTTTTTCCTCTTTAGCACTCTGAACGTTTCGGGCAATCCATTGTTCGGCAGGATCTTTTGCAATCCATTGTTTTCTATACTCCGGAACCCAATTTGCCGCCATTTCTTCATATGCCTTTTCGGGATTTGATAAAATTTTGTTTACCCAACTTAATTGTTTACCGTGGTCGCCTTTCCCGATTAAATCTAACCGCCCGAAATAATACGAACCATCAGCAACACACGCCACATAATCACGGGCGGACGTTCGTTTTGAAACGATTGCTTTGCTTTCGGTGTCGATAACTTGGTACTCAAATTTCTTTCCTTTTTCTTTCTTGACTAAAATATACTTTGCCATAATCTTTGTTATTATGCCGGGGTTTCCCCCGGCTGATTAAACATTACTTTTTAATTTCGTATAAACTCAATGAATTTTCGCACAATACCCACGTCGGGAAATTCTGTTTGTTCAGATAACAAAGGTTCTCTAATGCCGCCCGGCTTGTATAAAACCACAACCCAAACTTTTTGCCGATAAAATATATATCATTAACACCCGTTTCCCGGTATTTCTCCGATAACATTTGTTGACTATAAACTATCGAAGAAAAATTAACTTTACCGTCCAATTTGGTTGCAATCTCGGCAATATCTGCCGCCTGTGTTCTTTTCTTTGTTTCCATAACTTGAAAATTATATTATTCCGGGGAAAACGCCCCGTCGTTCTTATTGATAGTAAAATGTAATCTTAATACCACGGCGTAACTTACAAACTTCTTTGTCGCCGTAACAATTAAACGCACGCTTTAACAGACGGTTGACTAACTTAATGTCGCCTACAATCTTAATTAAGCCCGACACGCCAACCAAAGTATTAACCTTTTTCCCGTTTACCATTCCGGCAACCTTGATTTTGAAATTATGGTTAATCTCTCTTGTTGTGTAATCTAATCCGTTATAAATGCTTTGCGTATTCATTGTTTCGCTCTCTAATGTTTCGGGGAAAACGCCCCGTCGTTTTATTATCATGCTGCAAATATAGGTAATGTTATTTATATAACCAAAGGTTTTATCTTTTATTTTTCGATTTACCTATAAAAACTTTCATTTTTGGTTCCAAAAGAGTTATTTTCTCCGAATTTTTGATTTAAGCGACTTTTGAAAGCCGGACGGGTAAATTATCCACTTTGAAATAAAACTCCCGGAAACGGGCTAAAAATACGTCATTACAAAAAGGGGCTGCAAACAATCGTTGCAACCCCTCTTTTGTTAATCCTCTATTGTTATAAACTCAAATCCCAATATCTTTGTCGCCGGGTTCTTACTTACTATATCAATTTCCCGATTCTTTATCTTTTTGGTTTTCCAAAGAAAGCCTAAAAACCTTTTATACTTTACCGTTTCGGCTATTAGTAAGCTATCACGGTTTATAAATTGCCCGGTAAACAATCCGTTGGGCGTTGTGCATCCGTGTAACTCAAACCATTTTTCCACAATATCGACACATCGCACAACGGTTGTAATCGTATCGCCCGGCAAATATACAATACTATCTCGGACGGTTGCCCGTAATTCGTTTATCGTTTCCATTTGCGCCGTCGTAACCCTTTGCAAATCCCGGTTTTTTGCTTGCAACGATTTTATCAACGCCGCATCTTCCGCCCGGTACTTTTTGAACTCCGATAATTTCAACTCCAACCCGCCAACCTTTGCGGCGTTTAAACTATCTTTTGTTTGATACGTCTTTACGTCTTGTAACAACGTTTCGGTATTGCTCCGGTATTTATCCCGCTCGGCTGTTAAACTATTAATTCGCCTTTGCTGAACCCAAAAGGCGGCGGCAACCGCCAAAAGGATTGCCGCCACAATCAAATACTTTTTCATGCGTTTGCGGTATAAACGATTAACGAACTATCCGGCGTTTTGCTCAAAGTCAACGTGTAATGCCCGCCGACAAACTCAACCGTGCTATTTACTTCGTCCTCGTTTATCTCCAATTGAGAAAACGAAATAACCACGCCGGAAATATACACTTTAGGAATGTTGTGTAACGGGTCGGCGTTGACGGCATCAATGAAAGCATCTATTTCCGCTTGTGGATTGGTAACGTTTTTCGTGTCCTCCTCGTTTTCCTCAACCGTAACCGTGAAAACGTCCTCGCAATCTGCAATGATAGCGTTCAACAACGGGGAAATACTTATTCCCGCTTGGTTCCCTTGGTTTGCAACCAATTGTTCCAAATACTCCTTTTTTTCTTTCTTTGTCATAAACGTATTGATTAAATGTTACTATATTCAATTGCCGCATCAAAACACGGACAACTTTTCATATACTCCCACGGCTCAATAACGCCGTTGCCGTTCAAATCCGGGCTATAATCCCGGTGTCCCTTAATGGTTGCATCCGGGAACATACAGACTAACCGGGACAACAACCATATCAAAGCCTCTTTTTGTTCCGGGGTTCGGGTGTCGGCGGCTTTTCCGTTGGCATCCAAACCGCCAACGTAACAAACACCAATAGACCGGGAATTTTGCCCGGACACGTGCGCCCCAATTTCCGATAAGTAACGCCCGGTTTCAATTGTGCCATCCGGCAATACAACGAAATGATAGCCGCAAATACGCCCGCTTTGGGCTTGCTTCTTAAATCCCCGTTGCTTGTGCCATTCGTCGATAACATCAACGTTGACTTTTGCGCCCGGCTTGGTTGCACTGCAATGTACAATCAAATCCGTAATCGTTCGGTTTGTCTTTTGATTTTGCAAATAGGTTAAAATCTCTTTTTGGTTCATTGCTCAACCTCCTTTCCTTTCTCGTTAATAATATCGTCATGTTCTCGTTGGTACCTTTCAATTATCGGTTGCCAATATGCGGGCAACACCCGTGTAAATTCCAACCGGATAACATGGTAAATAATACGCAACGCAACCTTTGTGGGATATGCTTTAATAAGGTTGCGGAATGCGTTTTGCAAATATACATACACGAAAATGTATGTAAGCGATTTAATTACTATTTTGGCGGCTTCATTGTCACCACATTGTAGCATTACCGAATATATAACGTGTATAATGGTAACGTACAAAAGTAATTCCGCCAACGCATTCTTAAACTTACTGAATCGAAAGTTTTTGCAATGCCTCACGCTTATACCGTCTGCCCGCATACCCGCCCAAATGTTGAAAGCGAACATTATAACCAATGCGTACATAAAACCCGCCGTTGGCGTTAAATAAGCCAAAACCGGGCTTAACGACGTGGCAAATATCATTCGCCATTGTTCCCACGTAAAAAGTTTATCCATATTCTAAATGATTATGCCGGGGGATTGCTCCCCCGGCTTGTTATCAAAATAATTTATTAAATGCGCTTAATAAAGTTTTTAATGCCGGAATATATGTAACTTCATCCGAAACGTCTATTGTTCCATCATGGAAAGCCAAAAAGCGGGTTTCTAATCCTGCCGTCAATGATGTACGGTTAACTGAATTGGTAATATTATTCCATGAAGCATTCAAACCGAATAAACATTTTTTTGCTAAATCAACGTTTGATAAAGTATTATAATCATCTCTATCCGCCGTTTCATTTGAAAAAACAATATTATCCAAATTGTTATTACGTGTACGATATTGCATAATATTTTGTCCTGTTGTTTTATAACTTTCTCCAAAATATTTAGACGTTCCCGAAAAGAAAGAATTACCCAGAGCACTACCACTAACTATCCTACTAAATAATTCTTGCGCAAATAAACCATCAGCCGTAAAACCCAAATAGTTATTTGTTTCAAATCCGCTTGCTTGTGTAATTCTAAATAACGAACCACTATTGACACATTGACCGTACCAATTAATCCCATAATTACCATTATTTGCGTTTGTATTCTTATCCGTTTTTGTAAATAAATCATAAACGGATAAATTTAATACCAAACATAAATCCGTCCTATACGGTTTTGCCGATAATACATTGTTGTTTCCATCAACTGAAAAATATCTATAATATTCTTCGTTAAAATTTAAGCCTACACCAGTTGCGCCAATAACCAACGGTTTGTTTTTTGAAAATCTATCTACCATAGGAATTGCAGCCGCCTTAAACGTTTCCGAATTTCCTATAAATGGCAACACGTATAATAATTTGTCTAACCAACCGTATTTTTTACCCGTTTCAAAAAAAGCGGTTACGGCTGTTAATTTATTCTCTGTAAATGTATAATTACATTCACTCATTGCATTTAGATATAATCCTAAATCTCTGTTTTCTACTATACCGTAGTCCGTTAATATCGGAAAATCTCCGGTAACAATTCCTTTTAAAGTTGTTAATGTTGTCATTTCTATAAATATTTAGTCATTAAAATAGTCTTGTGAATCATCTATACCCACAATATAATGCGGATAATTTGGTTTATAGGTAATTAAATTTTTATCAACCCCCCATGAACCACCCTTTAAGAAAATGCCAACATTAACCAAATTACCCATTTTTTCAAATGCTTCTGTACTCGTAACGTTAAACATTCCTTTCTCCTTTGCGTATTGCAATATTTCATATAACATATATAAGCGTGTATTGGGGCACGGCGTCCAATCACTCCAATTGTTAATACCTTTTTCCGTTGGTGGTTCTAAATAGTTATCCGGGTATTCGGTCGGATTGCGTGCCGGGTAAACCCATTCATCGGGATATGTACCACCCTCGGACACTAACGAACCCGGCAATTTATTTAACCAACATGGACGATAAGCGTGCAATGCAAAAATTACCCAACCTTTTTTACTTACTGCCTCATCAACTACTTTTTTCCATGATGCAAGCAATTCGGGTTTATAACTATTATCCGGGTCTTGCTCTCCTTTATAATTCGGTTGTTGTTCCATTGGCAAACGTACAACCGTAGTTGTTAATGGTGGTATATTTACTTGTGAAATATCTAAATTCCCAAACCCCCACGGGATATATTTATTTATCAATTTAACATTTGCATGGCTTGTTGTACCGCCCGGCGTTACCCAACATTTTGTTTTAAATCCTAATTGCGTGGCTATTTCTAACCATTTCCCCCATTGATACCAAATTGGGAACGTTGGATTATACATTATAATGCTATCCGTTTCGTAATTTTTGATATATGGTTTAATATATTCGGTGGGTACTTCAACCCATTCTTTATTAGCATTAACCATATAGTTTTTGTTTTCAGAGGAAACGTAAACGCTTGTTGTGTTATTACTTGTTTCACCTGCATAGGTTGAATTTTCAAGAATTGTTATTGCTAAATCACTATCTAAACTTTCAACTAAATAATTAACATATTCATAACGTGCCGTCATTGAATGCGCCATAATTTCCCAACCTCTTTCATCTTGTAATTTCTTTGCAACTTCTCCATTTGCATTTAATTGCGGAACATTATTTGTTAAACCCGTGCGTTGACCCTCGGCGGCTAAATTCCCTCTTAATCCCAAACTTTGCAATAATGGATATAATGTTGTCAGATACCCCCCGCCATTCATCCACGAATTCGGCGACGACGTGGGTATATTCATGTCAATTGTATCATCATCATGCACACAAAATATTGGTTCTCTATTAACTAAAGGATTACCCGGCATTACAAATTTACCTTTTTCAACTAATACGGCATTCTCAACTTGTGGTTGATAATATTTATTTTTATCAATTGCCGCCGCATTAGCCTTTGTTGTTAATTCAATCCCCCGTAAACGGATATTCAACGATTTTGAATTAAAATTAGGTATTTCAACACCGTTTTCAGTTATCAACATTATAATATTACCGTTTTCATCTTTTATTGCTTTTAATATTCCCGCAATATCTCTTATTTCCGAAACTTCATTTGAAAAACCGCCTTTATAAAATTCAACCGACCCGTCATTTTTTATATAACCTATAATTTTTTTTTCTTCATCTTTAATAATATGCAAGTAGGGCGGTATATCGTCAACCTCTTTATATACATCATCTAATCTATCTGATAATGTTTTTATTCTATTATTTGTTTCGGCTACATCCGTTGTTAAATCAAATATATCCCACGGCAACACATATCCCAACGTTGGCGACCCAGTACAACGAATATAAACCGTATTGGCGGGAATATCTGCGGCGGGAATATTTACGGTTACAATTGCGTTTCCTGCCCATTCCGGGGTAAATGCAGAAATATATTTGTAATCCTTATCATAAAATGCACATAAAGCAACTAAAGGGGCGTTTTCGTTTATTTGTCCTCTAATTTGCAAATCATCTTTCCCGGTTATGCGCAAAAAAGGTGTACAACGCCATCCCGTTGAAATTGTATTTACATTTCCATCTGTATTGCTAATATATCCAATTTCTCTAAACAAAGAACGTACCCCGTTTAATGGTACGCCAATTTCCGTGGCTACAAAATCATTGTCCGGGTCTGTGCGACGGAATACCGTTAAACGGTTTGTTACTTCAAAATTTCCAAATCCTACATAAACGCCCGGTTCAGTCGCCAAATAGAATACATTCGCTTTGCCGGATACCGGAACCGTTGACGGAATAGCCCAACCACGATATACGTAACTCCCATTTAGATACGTATTTATTTGAGAAATCACCGCATTAATATCTGCCTTTGTACTTAAATTAACCAATACGTTATATAAATCAAATGGTATAACGTAATTATCGGTTACGGTTCTTAATCCCGAACAACGGATATAAACTGTATTTTCCGGGATTTGATTAGCGGGAATCGTATCGGTTCGGGTTCCATCTGCTGCCCCTCCGGGTTGCCATACTGATATAAATTTATAATCACTATCATAGAAAGCACAAAACGCCATCAAATTAGTAACGCCCTCATAGGCTTTAATTTGCAAATCTTTTGTTCTGTCAATTGGCAAAAATGGCGTATTCGTAAAATTTGACGACGGCGTATTGATATTGCCGTTGTCTTTACGAACATATCCAACCCCTAAAAACAAATTCGGCACACCATTTAAAGCGATACCGATATTTTGCGACTTCCAAACGCCCGTTTCGTTCGTAAATACAACCATTTCATTAACAATTGTTGTTCCGTCGAAATTGTTATAAACGCCACGGGTTCCGGCAATGTAAAAAACGTTTTGGTCGGGCGAACCCGGCACGGTGTCCGGCGTTGCAACCCCGGCAAACGTTGAATCATTACCCACATTGCTAACAATCGTTGTTAGCGTGTTTTGCAGCAAATCGCCCGTTATCTCATTGTTCCCGTTCTGTTTGATAACGGCGGCAATTGCGGCTTTTAATTGTTCATAATTTCCCATACTTAAATAAATTACTGATTGTTGAAATCATTATTGAAATCGTTATTGAAATCTCCATTTGTTCCCGACGGGATAACCCCCCGTCCGATTTTCTTAACAACCGTTGCGCATTCAAATTCACATTCAACGGATGCTAAATTGCCTTGTGTTTGCCATTTTGGGGTAATTAAAAACGTATCGCAATCGTATTTCCTACCTTGACTATATACCGTAACAAAATCACTCATGCGGATTAACCGCATTACATCGCAAAGGTATTCGGGGGCTAAAAAGATAAACCGAAACGTTTTTTCCGATATTTGTTTTTCCGGGAAAAAATACCCGTCCCGTTCTTCGCCCTCTTCCTCAAATTTATATTCCGGTTTCCCCAATTCGGCACAAACATAAACCCGGTTTTTAAATTGCGCAACGTCGTACACTATTTGCCCGCCGTCGACCTCCATGTTTTCGGCGTCGCTCCATTCAATGCACAAATAACCGTCCATTCCATTAACCCACGTAAATACGTCCGAATAATAAGTTTTAACGCCGTCATTTATCGCAATCATATATCGCCCCTCGGTTGCTACATCTAAAGCCATTAATAAATTACCGGGGTATAATATAACATCATAACCGTATGATTGATAACGAACAATTTGCAATCCGGTTTCTTTCATCGGTTGGGTTATGTCTGCAATCCTTTTTGTCATTTTGTAATTGTACAATCGAACCCATGCAATTTGGTTGCTCCGGGTCGGTCGTATAATTTGAAAAGGCAATATCTTATTCAACGGCGTAAACAACGGGTAAACGTCGCCATACGCATACGATTTTTTATAATCTTGGTATTGTACGCCCTCGTAAAACGGCAATACGGACAAATTATTATTCGGTGTCATACTTCAAAGTTGTTTTAATTAAACGACTATGCAAATTTACGCTTAATTTATCAACTTGACCGTTACCGATATAGGTTTTTATTAGTTGCATCGGGTTTGGGTCGTCGATTGCCGGAAAACTAAACGTTTGTTTCTTCTTTCTCTCAATACCGTATGCGTAAACCTCGGAACCGTTGATTGATACACGACGGGCGGGTAAATCATACATCCAATACGGGGATTGCAAATTGATAAATGCCAAATATCCATTTTGCAAAAAGTATTCGACCCCGTTAATGGTTTGCCGTGTAAATGGCAATATCCATTGCGTCCCGGTTTGAGGCGGAACGGCGGCAAACAAGGCGAACCCGTCCGAACTCATGTTGCCGGGGTTTAATAACATCATATCAATGTCGGACGTGAAATTTGATATATTAATTTCCTCAATCTTTCCGGGCGTTACATACTTACTAATTACCTGTATCGGCAAACCCTCAAACGGCGTTGTTACGTCGTCCATCCATTCAAATTGGTATCGTTCCGCCAAATCAACCTTATCAAACGAATATTCGGACGTGTTGAACGCCCACGGTTTCCCATTACGTAAATTTATTTCCTGTGTTAAATCATGGCTTACCATAACGCCGCCGGAATAAGAACCACCATTGCGGAAATATTGGATATGTTCGATTTTAAATTTGCCGTCCTCAATGAACCAATAACATTTGAAACAATCCCGTAACATATTAGTAAATTGTTGTAATGTCGTCGGGGCTTTTTGTGCGGGTTGCTGATATTCCCCGTTTATGATATTGGTTTTCTGTGATACAAGTAACCGGAAATTTAACCCGGATATTGGATTATTTCCGCCGTATAAAAATTGGCTATATTCCGCCGTTGCTGCGTGTGTTATATCCGGGGCAATCTGCTTCAGCAAAACAGATATACAGGATGCAACCGGGAACGCATCCCGTAACGTGTACGCCTTTCGTGCTTTTTCCTCTAATATCCAATCCATCAAATAAAAGCCAAACCATAACGACGCATAACGCCATGTTGACCGGGCAATTGGATAAAACGTTTGTCCGTATATGGAATAAGGGGGCGCAAAATACTTTCCGTTGTCCGCTAATCCCCACTCTGTAGGGGTGTCTGAAAAATTGTTTGAAATAAACGCCACGTCGATTGCGTAACCAATCGCACGCCTATAATTACGGTTATTATCAACTATATCGTCGGCGGGCAATGGATCTGTATTTAGGTCGTCGATTTTCTCCACATCGCACAAATACCGGGCATATATATTATAACTTTTCATATCTGCGTGCATTGTCCCGGTTGCCCCGGAACCCTCAACGGCGGTTAAATCAAACTCCAACGTATCAAACGGTTCTTGTGTTACCTTTTGATAACGAAACATTGCCACGTTGTCCGATTGTCGGCGTATTTCAACTAAAGCAATACCAAACGGCAAACCGCCGCTTATTCGTTGTTGTGAAATATAGATATAATAATTAACGTTCAATTCCGGGTATAATTTCCCCTCGAATGTGTCCGCACTTGCACCCGTCGCCATTCGTCCCGTATATAACCCGGATATTACCGCCGGGGAACCGTTGGACGTAATTTGTATTTCTTTCAATATATTACACAAAGCAAAATGATAGGTTTGTACTAATGCGCTTTGGTCGGTCGTGGCGTTTGCGTCTTGTTCCCAATTCGTACCGCCCAAAAAACAAGAAACAATACTATCTCCCGGAACATATATTTGTATCAACGGACGTTTATTTATGGTTATACGTTGAATTGACGGGGCTAATGTTATTAAATTATATTCCTTTTCCAATCCCGCCAAAACTTCGTTATAATCGTCTATTACATCGGGTTGTACGGTAACTTTTTTGTCATAATCTATAAACGTACAATCAGTTTTCATAAACTTACCCGAAAAATAAGGAACCCACGTTTTACCGCCGTCGTTACTTTTATCAATTCCGTAAAAAAACTCATAATCAAATGGACGTGTATTAATAAAATCGTAATCGTCCCGGATAAAAGATATTTTGCCGGATAATTTAGGACGATAAAACCGTTGGTTGGTTTCTAATTCATACTCTTTCGCCAAATCATCCTTATATACCGGGGTTGCTTTACGCCCAAAAACTAAATTTTGGGCGGTTTCCGTTCCTAAACGTATATAGGCGGTTCCGTCATTGTATCGTGTTTTATAAACAACAAAGCGCAAATAATATGCGTTGCTTGGAATATTGACGGAACCCGTTGTTACATTAATAAAACTACTTATAAAGTTTTTATTGCTATCATAAAATACACCTCGTTCAATACTTGTACTAATGTATAAAACACGTGGGTAAACATTACTAACAGAAACATAGGTACTATAATAGCGATTTTGCACCGCCTCCCCGGACGTAATCAAAGCCCCCGTATTAGCGTTTATAATTCCGGTTTTTAAAAACACATCGGCAAATGAATGTCTATAAATTGGGTTCATATCATTTTTTAATTTTACGTGTCAAATTCTTGTAAATCTCAATAACATTGCCGTTGCCATCGACGTAACGACGACGGCGGTTTTGTTCCTTAATCTCCCTTACATCGTCTTTCAAATCCCGCAAATCCGGTACGTTATTTTGCTGAACCGTTACATTAACGCCGTCGGTATTGTAGGCATTAAGGTACTTTTGGGGGAATGTTCCCCGGTTCAAACTATTTATTACGTCCGGGATTAAACGACGGAAACGGCGGGAATTACGCTTATTGATAACGGCGAAAAATTCCCCGCCCTCGGCACGCCTCCGGGTTCCGTCCGGCTTGGTTCCTAAATCCACATCGTCCCCGGATTGGTGGGAACCGCCCGCCAATAATTCAACGGTTCCGTCGCCGTAACTTTCCGAACCCCCGGCGTTGGCTGATTTGGATAATTGGGCGGCTTTGATTTTAGAGGCGGCAAAGGAACCCCACATTATAGCAATAGCCGGGATTGCAAACGGGAACCCCAATTGCGACCAAATCAAAGCGGACGCCGTTACAAGGTTTCCAATTTGTTGTATCGTTTGTATTGCCGCCTGTGCTTTCTGTGCCTTTTGTTGCTCCTTTAGGGCTTTTTCTTGGTTCTTTTTCGCAACGTCCAATTCCTTTTGAGCCATTGCAACGTTATTGGCGTAACCTTTCGCCCGTGCCTCTAATTCCGCATCTAATCGGCGTTGGCTTGCGTCAACCTCTTTGTCGGCAGCTGAAACGGCGGTGTCGGCGGCTTGTACCTTTGCATCCAAAAAACTATTTAATTGCTCAATGGCAAAGGAAACGGACGTACTTATTGCCTCCTTTTGGTCGTCGTCCAAATTCAACCCAAACAAACCGTAAATATCGTTGCCCCTTTCGTCCCCTTTGCTCTTTTCAATCTCTTGGTCGATTTTGGCAATAGTATTTTCGATTGTCTTAACCTCTTGTTCCGTCATTTTGACCCCGGCGGTTTTGTTCAACTCCAAAATCTTTTGCAACCGTTTTTTCTCTTGGTCTAACCGGAACCGGGTTTTGCGTTCCTCACTGTTACGCAACAAATCAAATTCGGACGCATCCAACGCCTGTTGTTGGTCGAACAAAAGCAACGCCCGTTCTTGGTTTAATGCGGTCGTTTGTTTCAATACCTCGGCGTCGTATTTGGCGTTTATATCCGCCTCATTTTGGCGGACGTCCTCGGCTAACTGCCTGTTTTGTGCCAATTCAATTGCCCGTTGTTGTTGTAACAATTGGATACGCAAATTTATTTCTTCCTGCGAACCCTCACGGGCGGCGTCTAATTGTAATTGCGTCCGATCGGCTGCGGCTTGCATTTGGTCTATTGTAATTTGGTCGTTCAATTCGCCCAAACTCTTTGCGTATTGTTGTTGCAAAAGTAATTGTTGGTTAAGCAATTCGGCAACCTGCGTTTCAGTTAATCCCCGCTCGGTTTCTAACCGGGTGTTAATGTCTTGAATTTGCCGTTCATACTCAACCCGCAATTGTTCCCGTTGCTTTTCCGCACCCTCTGCCATTAACGCAATTTGGGCGTCCTGCGTTGTCCGTTGTGCGGATAATTCCGCCGCCCGTTGTTGGTTGGCAATATCTACCATGTCAACCGCCAATTGTTCCCGTAATAAAACAATTTGGTCGTTTAACGCTTTACGTGCCTTAACCGTTAAATTGGTTTCCGTCCTCAACTGCAATTGTATATCAACAATCGCACGGGCGTTGGCGGCTTGGCGTTGCGCCCGTTGTTGGTCGAACGTGTTTTTAATTAAGGCAATCCGGGCGTCTTCGGCTTTCCGTAATATGTCGGTTTCGGCTTTGGCGGCGTCCCGGTTTTCTTGTAATCGTTGGGCGGCTAATATCTTTCTTTCGGCGTCCAAATCCGCCCCCTCGGTTTTCAGATTAACGGCAATGTCAACCGCCCGCCCGGTATTATCTATTTGACCCTGCACGGCGTCAATCGCTTCATCAACCTTGACTTTATCAATTTTGCCGTCTAAATCAACATCAATATAAACTTTCTTATCTCCACGGGCTTTGGCGTTATTGAGTTGTACCAACATATCGTTTAGTTGTTTCAACTTTGCCCGGTTCGCTTCCAAATCGTCTAATTCTTGACCGTAAAAACCAACACTTTTATTGTGCGCCTTTGTGCGCTCGGCTAATATTTCATCTTCAATCTTTCGGGTTTCAGACAATGAAGCGTTGCGGGCTTTAGCAACGTTTAATTCCCGGTTCAAATGGGCGACACGTTCGTTGCTAACCCGGTTCATTTCGGTTGCCTCGGTTTCCAAATAATCCAACCAAACCTTTTGCGCCTCGTTAAGTTTTTGTTGGTTCTTTGCAGATTTATCAGTATTAGAGGCAAACAGAACTAAAGCCCCCACAACCGTAACCAATGCCAATGCCAAAAGTACATACGGATTTGCGGCGGCAATAAGATTGAAAGCCTTTTGCGCCACGGTCGCCGCTAACGTCGCCTTTGTTCCCTGTATGGTAACAAGGCGGTTATAAACTTGCGCTTTGCTCAACGCCGCCATTTGTAGCCGGGAAATACCCAACATGATTGCGGATTGTTTTTGTACGGCGTTTTGTATGGCTTGAACCCCGGTTGTAATGGCTATTGCCGCCTGCAACTTCTTTTGTGCTTCCTGTACTTCCTCACTTTCAGACCCGAACAACTCCATTGCCCCGGTAAATGCAGCGAACCCACCAGACGCACCCGCCGCAAAACTCAATACCGCATCCAAATTGGACGTATCGGACGCCATGCGGGTAATCTCGGCGGTTGCATCCTTGACCGCATCCCGTAATATTGCGGTTTCTTTGCTCAATTGCTGATATTCGGCGGTTCCTTGTTTGCCCTCCAATCGTAACAATGCTAATTGTTTCGTTTGGTTCTCTATTTGGGTCGTCAAACCTTTGGCGGCATCGGAATAGTTACCTACGTTTAACGACGTTTTCCCGGTCGCTTCCTGCAACCGTTTCATTTCCTCGTAAATCGCTTTTGTTTCGGCAACCAATTTGCGCCCCTCCTCGGTCGCCTCCCTTTCCTCAACCGTCATATTATTGAGGTATATTTTATTGATTGAGTATTGAGCGGACAAACGATTATATGAACCCTCGGCCGATTGGTTCAACCGGGTTGTCAACTTGTTTAATTCGTTCGCCTCTTTTTGCGCTTGCTTCAATTCCGCCAACCGTTTTGCGTTCTCGCTTTCCGCAAACGCCAAATCCTTTGCCGCCCGTGTCAATTTGTCGGTATCGGCGGACGCCCCCCGGATTGTTTTACGTCCGTTTTCGGTCGCCCCGCTTACGCCCTCCAATGCAGCCTTAACCGTTATCGCTTCACTCTTTATATTTTTTAGAGTGTTCATATAGGCGTCGGAAAGTTGGTCTAACTGATTAATCAACTTTGTAATCGAATCGTCCGGGCTTACAAGGTCGCTATATTTTATAGGGTTGTTATTATCTGCCATATTTAACGTTATTTGCGGGCAATTTGCCCCGTATTAAATTATCTTTTCTTTTCCATGTAGTTAATCAACCAAAGAAAAACAACGCCGCAAATCGTCTTATTTGACGCCGTTTTTATTTTTAGTCGGTTTTAACAACTCCTTTATCCGTTCAAATGCGTTGTAATACTCCAATACGGTGTATTTCTTTGGTTCCGGTACGTGCAAATGTTGCGATATGGTTAAACACATATTTTCAAATTGTTTATCGTACTGAATTTCCATATTATCGGAACCGCTAAAAACAACCGGGCGATTATACAACAACAACATCGTCGTTATTTTATCAATTTCTGCCCGTTTGTCCTCTGTATCGCCGTTTATAATCGCATCCAACATTAACATTGTTCGGTTACGTAATTCGTCGTAATACTCTTTAATCGTCGCATCGTCGAACATACGGGGGAAATACATTTGCAATTCATCATCTATTTTTTTTTTGACCGCTTCCATTTGGGCGGTCAACTCTTTAATCGGCACGTCGCCGAACATATCGACAACCTTTTGCAATCCGTCGTCGGATAAATCATTGTACGGGGTTCCGTCGATTGATTTAACCAATACGGCAAACGCCAAACACTTTGGACTTAACCCGGATTGAATGAAATACACGTTTTGCCGCATATTATCCAATTCGATTGCCGCTAATTCCGGGATTTTGCTCCGGGCGTATCTCATTGCCTTTTCAATATGCGTGTCGAAATCCTGCAAATCCGAACCAATCCCGGCGTCAACCAACAACATTTTATTGTACTTATGAAAACGCAACATCGGCAATTCGTCGATTGCGTCGTATATCTCAACCGTGTATTCCCCTATCTTAACCGTTTTCATAGCAAATAACGTGTTATCATGGTTGAACAAAAGGGAACCAACAACAATGCCGGGTTCCCGGTTATAAACGCCAAAAGGATTGCTAAAGCAACCCCCGCCCAAAAGGACAAACAGAAATCACAATTAAACATCTTTGCGAAAAACTCGTTGCCGTGGATTTGCACCCATTCGATAACGCCCCATTTGCGTAACAAGGTTAACCCGAATGCGGCAACCAAAGCAATCACGACCGTATAAAATAAAAATGCTTTCATATACTTGTTGTTAATCAGTTAAACACGTTTCATCAATTCCCAATTCCCCGGCAAACCGGAACCCGGCGAACGGGTGCATTAAAAATTGGTTATCTATTTCGTCCAAAGTGAATCCGGCAAATATGTTTTCCGCCTTTGCGTACACTCTGTTTATTTTCATGGAACCGGAACGTAACCAAATACCGCCGTTCAATACCCGCATAATTTGTTGTTTGACCGCCTCCGTATTTCGGTTGTTTGGGTCGTTGGTTATCGTCCGCATATCGAACCAAAAGATAACCGAAAACGGCGTTGTATATTTGTTTTGTTCGCCGGGGAACCAATCAATTTGTTGCGGGTCGTCCAATACGAAAAACGAAAAATTCCCTATATTACTATCCGGGGCAATCAACATATATTCGTTGCCACCGACGTAAATATTGGGCGTGTAATATCGTTTTCCCTGTATGGACTTAACCAACCGTTCCGAACGTCCAAAGGAATAATTAAGCCACGGCAACCCGTCCGCTAATCCCTTTTGAATATTGGCAATAACCCGGTCGAATAACTCCGGGTTCTTTATAATAGGTAATCTATCCATTTCCGTATATTGTTTTTTTTGCTTTGGTTAGCAAATCCGGGTAAACGTATTGCCAAATCAGTTTAGCAATGTTTTCGTTCGTCAACCCTAATATTTGCCGCCCGTACTTTTTAATCAAATCTTCCGTTTTGAAATCCGACGCCTTAATTTCAAATTGTTTGTCGCCGACTTCCAAATAAAAACTACTCTCAAAATCGCCCTCATCCCGTAACGTTACCCGGTTCGTCGGTTGTCCCTTTTCCTCCTTAATGGCTATTGTTAGCGGGGTATAAGGTCGATAATCCATAATATCAACGCCCAATCGGTTAATACCTTGTTCAAATAATTGTTCCTCGGCGTTGGCATCAATGATAAACGCCGTTATCATTCCGTCGTCGATTATGTCCCGTATAATCAACCCGGACGTCAACCCGTCGTTAAACGTATTAACCCGGTTGCGTAAATCAATTATTGATTGTAACCCCGCCATAATGCAATTACGTTGTCCGGTACTTAACGCCCCGGTTGTTGCAACTCAAACAAATACGGTCAATCCCCTGCGTATCTAATCGCAAAGCCTCAAACGCTTTTTTAAGGTCATAACCCAAACCGCCGGGGCGTCCCTCAACGTTCCCGTCCAACTCATACAAAATTTCCATTTTAGAGGCGTTGGATTGGTTCCGGTTTACCCTTACGTTGGGGTTCATTGCCAACGTGCGCAAAGCGATTGCCGCAACTTGGCGTTGTATTACCGTTTGGAATATCGCCCTTTGTTCAACGATAAAATCGGTTAGGTCGCAACCCACCGTTATTTCACAATTTAACCCGTAATTCAGCGTATTAGTGTACATCGTATAGGCTATATCCCACAACTCCGGATATTCGGCGAATGTTTCCGGGGCGTTGTACATAAACGGGGAAATCTGCAAATACTTTGTCAATTGCCGCCATGCCTCAATATTGCCGTACCCGGTACACGTTCCGCACGGTTCCCGGCTCCAATCTTTCGACACGTTAATTGCTTGCATCCCGGCGGGCAAATCGTCTTGATTGTAGCAAAGGAACCACGCACCCCCGGCGTTGTTTGCGTCGCTTATATACGGCAAAAAACAATCTTCCAATGTAAACCATTGAAAGCCGCCATTTGTCAACGTAAAATTTAAATCAAACGTTTTTATTGGGTCAATCTGCGAACTATGGAAAAGGTACAATTTCACAATTCCGGTTCCGCCCGTCATTTGCAAGCCAACCCGGTGTATTTGGGCAGTTACTCCCATTGCCCGAACGGGGATTATTTCAAAACCAACCAATTTATGTGCGTTCGGTTGGGTTGCTCTGATACGTCCCGCACCGTCAAAGAATGTGCGACGCTCTAATAAGTTTTTTGTCTCTTTATCCAACCCCTTTATTTGGGTAAACGTTTGTACCGCCGTGGAAATTCCGTTGCGGGTCAAACGCTCCAAATAGTCGGATAGTATGTTGTATTTCTCCCAAAAGGTCGAACCCTCGGCGGGAACCTCGGCGACGTTATCAACCAAAGCGACCCAATACAAGGGTTTGCCCGCCGCATCGTTGACGTATTGTACCACGGTTCCGGCTTTCCATTCCTTTGTATCGTTCCAAACCGGGTATTGAAAACCCCAATTGTCCGGGACGATTGCCGCAATATTATCCAACGTTACAAGCGGGTGCGCCCCTTGAAAATATAACCCGCTTTCGGTTTCTGTCAACCGTTCGGCGATTGCCTCGGCGGGATTATATGATTGCTCCCAACCAACGACGTTTAATAATGCGTCTTGTATTTCCTTAATCCTATACATGCTGCGTAAAATTAAAAAGGGGGCGGGGATAACCACCCCGTCCCCTCGGTTAAATAATCGTTCCGTTTTGCGGTTTATGCACCCGCACCACCACCCCCGGCGGGAAACTCGGTTGCGTTGGTAACGTAAACGGGCATTCCTAACGGTTCGTTCGGGTTGCGTGCTGCAATCTCGGCTTTGATAATCGGATTTGCCACGGTGTCCGGGTCGCTGTTATATGCTACCATGTAGGCAACATCAACGCTAAATCCGAAATACTCCTTAACGGCACACGTCAAATCAGCGGTTGCGGCTCCCATAATCGCCGATTGGTCGCCAACGGCGGTATAATAATGCGAACCAACGGGCAAATCAATGTACGGCAATCGTACAATGTCCCATTCGTGGAAATTCGCACGGGTACGGCGGTATGCCTCACGGTCAACACGGGTTAAGATACCAACGTTTCCATCAGCAACGGCAAACATTGTTCCCATTTTGCCCGCTTCATCCGTTACGTTGTTGGTATAATGCAATACTTTGTTGTCGTACTCCATACGCTTGTTAACGTCATTATAAACGCCATGTTGCGCTAACTTACGGATTAAGCTATCAACCCCCGCATTTGCGATAAGGTGGATATATTCCGGGTAACAATTCGCCCGCATGATTGGGTTAATATCTCCCAAAATCTCGGTTGCCATTTGGGTTGGAACTTGTAAAACGTTTCCGGTCTGCGTGTAATTGAGCAATGTTTTGAACACTTGCGTTTTGTTTGCCTCCAATGCGGCAACCGCCCCGGCATCCAAAGTATTTGCTAACGCCCGTGTCGTCTTTTCCATTTTACGCATAAAGTCATGGTTGTACGAAATCTCATTGTTTGAGTATGCCGCCGGAACCATCGTAAAACCGATTGCATAGGTAGCCCAAACAAGCGTTACCAATGCGGACGTATTTTCGTTATCAGCAATAACACACGAACGCACGTTGCTAACTTGTACGTTTTCGTCGTAATTGATAACCGGAACTTGTACCGTGTTACCGATACTTACTAATGCCCTATCTCTCAAATTGGGGCTAATGATTGAGTTGGGGGCGTTGGTTTGTTCAATGAAGAAATCCAATGCGCCGTACTCACACGGGCGGAACATATTACGGTCTAACTCCGGGTTCTCTATCCGCCAATTCTGTACTCTTGTTGCAATTAAACTCATTGTTTAAAAAATTAAATTGTTTATAAATGCGGGTTTACCCTTTACCCGTGTTGTCTTTTACTTTTCCGGCAATGCGGAAATATTATTGTCTTTCCATGCTTGTTGCATTCCGGCGTCAAATTCAGCCGTTCCAACTTTCAACCCTTGTTGTTCCAACGTCGCCGTAATTGCGTCGTATGCTTCAACCCGTGTTTTTGCGCCGGATATGTCAACGGTAATATTACCGCCCGCACCGCCGCCGCCCGCCGGGGGATTGGTTCCGCCGCCCGCCGCTTGGCGTCCTTTATCCAATATACCCATTGTTTCCAATTCACGGGTCAAAAGGTCGCCGGGGGTGTACGGGTTCAACTGATTGTTCGGGTTACGCATGATTGCGCCGTTTTCGTCCTTAAACGCTAACATTTTCCCGCCTTTGCCATCGTCGATAAATTCCGGGTTCATACCCTTAATTTTGTCGATTGCTTGACCCAACAAAACCTTTGTTGCGCTTTCCGGCAATCCTGCCTTAAACTTCAATCCGGCGGTTGCTGTCTGCAATGCCGTTTCAACACGAATGCCGAACACCTCGTTTGTGTGGGCTTGTTCGGCTTGGTCGTATTTCGTTTTGAGGTCGTTGTATTGGGTCGTAACGCTTTGCAAATCTGCCTTTGCTTGCTTCAATGCCTTTGCGGTTTCCGCATCCGTCGCACCCTCGGCAATGGCTTTTTCCAAACGTGCCTTTTCTTTGGTTAGGCTGTCAATCTGTGATTGCAGACCGTTTGCGCCCTCAACTTTGGTTTTGAACTCGGTTAATACTCGTTTGGCGTAATCAAACGTTTTTTCGGTTCCGTTCTTGGCGATACCGGAAACGGCTAAAATGTCCGCATCCAAACCGCCGTAAATTTCCCCGGTTTTCTTTGCTATTACGCTATTTTCGTCATTGACTGATAACGTGGTTATCGCTGTCAATTGTTCGCCGGTTAATCCGGCTAATGCCGCATTTGCTCGTAAAACATCAATCGTTAATGCCATAATCTTTCCCTTTGATTATTAAATTAATATTCGGTTACTTTTTGCCCTCGGCTTTGGCGTCCGCCTCGGCTTTCGCCTTGGCATCGGCTTTGGGTTCCTTTGCAGTTGTCGCCGGGATAACGCCCGCCGCTTTCAATTCTGCCAAAATCTCGGCTTTCAATGCTGCCTTTTCCTCGGCACGGGCTTTGGCGTCCGCCTCGGCTTTCGCCTTGGCATCGGCTTTGGCTTTTTCTGCCTTTGCCTTTTCGTCCGCCTCGGCTTTCGCTTTCATGTACTCGTTGGGGTCGTGCAATACGGTAATCGTGTACCCCTGTTTTTTCAGATTGTCGGCAATGCTATTTTCATAACCCTTTTTACCGAACTTCTGAATACGGGGAATTGATAACCGTTTGCCCGTTTCGCTGTCGAATTTCTTAATTTCGATAACGCAATGATACAAATGTTTCTCATTGTCCGGAACAATGTAGTTTTCGGGCGTAACGTCGATAATCGCAACGTCTTTAGTTTTGCCCTCGCTTACTTTCACTCGCATAATCGTTAAATTTATTTGTTATAAAATTTATCTTAGAGTTGAACGGCATATTATACCCAAACTCTAACACGTTCAAATATTCACGTTCAAATCTGCGTACAAAGTTAGCAAAATTCAACTTTATACGCATATCGTTTTCGCTGATAATCTGTTTGTCGTACAAATCCAATACCTCGTTACGGGTCAAATGTCGGTACGGTTCCAATTCCGCCAACGTCAACATACGTTGCAATTGAGTTGGATTGTTCCGATATTCCGTTTCGATAATTTGGTTTTGTAGTGCGTCTAATTCCGCCTCGCTTGCGCCGCTTTCCTTTGCCACCTTGTAACGTTCCCGTAACTCCGTTGCGTTGGATAAATAAAACTCCGTGCCATAATTGACTTTTGCAGAAACAAACAAACCGCCATACCTCAAACGGCAAACGGTTTCGTCAACGAATTGTTGCGCCGCTTCAAATCCTTTTTTTACCCGGTTTAATACCGTGCTTTGGCTTTCAAAGTTGGCGGCAATTTGTTGTTCGTTCAATGCGTCCCGTGTGGTTATTTCCTCGTTGGTTCCAACAACCGACGTAATAATATCGTTCTTTAGTCGGTTTTCTTCCTCAACGTTATAATCCAAACTCCCACGGTCAACGGTCAACATTTGCACCGGGTTACGCAAATCGGGTTGTTTATCCCCGTCCGGTATTGGTATTTCCACGAACGACCCAACGCCGTTAATACGACTATCCCCACATTTGGGGCAACGCATCAATGTCCCGGCGGCATCCAATCTATAAAACCCCTGTTTGTCTTTCAAAAACCCACCGTCGCAATAATCGCCATTTTCGCCGTTACTGAAATCGCAACTTTGTTCATACCCGGAATAAATCGGATATGCACCGTATAAGTCTAAATGTCGCTTACTGATATGGTAAAACAAAAACCAATCCAACGCCTCCAATTGCTTGGTTAGCGGGGATTGCTTAACGTCGGGTTCTGATAGGCTCAACGGTTCATTCCAAAAGAAACGGGCGGGACAATAACCGACGTCGTGCGGGTTATCAACCAACAATTCGCCGATATTATGGTTTTTATCCTCTCTGAATACCCTATAACGTTCGTCGTCAATAACTGCGATACGCTCCCCGTCCTGTCTGAAAATGATATAATCCATTACCCCCGTCGTTGGGTTGGCTCTGTAATCAATCACGGACGCAATAGGCAACCAATAGAAATACGGTTGCGGGTATTTGTCGCCGGGGTTTTGTTCGCTCGGCATATCGACAATTAGAACGCTGTTTATTTCTGTTTGGAAAAACTCCCAACCTTTCGTACTCCAAATTTCCGGTTCGTGTAATACGTCTTGGCGGTAATATTCCCAATCGTCCCGTTGTTCCGGGTTTTGGAATTGATAATTGAACGCCGGGTTACGACCGTCAAAAATTCGGCTCAACTTATCAAAACAAACGCCCGTTACCTCGTTTGTTTTAACGGGGTAACGGAACAATGTTTTGAACATCTTAAACTTGTCATGCGGCAATAGGTTAGAAACAAATGCCATAAAGTCCGTAATCGGTTGGCAAATGTCAAACGACGTAATACGTGTGCGGGCGTGAAAATTAATGCGGTTTTGATGATAAACGGCTTTGTTTATCGTCTTACGCTTTTTCGGCTCCGTTATCCGTTTTTTTATTTCGTCTATACTCAATCCCATTGTCGTTGGTAAATTTAAAATCGCTGTCTTTGGGTAACTGCCAACCGCCGTTGTTTGGCATCCGTAACAACCTTTCGGCGTGCTTAATCTCAAATTCTTCGGCTAAACCATGCGGCGGACAAACTAATTTAACCTTTGTAACCTTTGCCGCCATATCGTCAACCTCCAACGGCAACTTTTAAATCCGTCAACGGATTAAAATCCGGGGCAATAATTGTGAGGTCGTCCGAATAGTTCGGCAAAAACGCCCATTGTATTGCGTTGCTGTCCGGGGCTTCTAATCCGCCGTGCGTTTTGTCCCCAATGAACAAAGAACGAATAGGAATAGGATAATACGTTGTCGGGGTCGTTTCGTCTTGAATGGCTTCAATACTTCCGTTTTCATCAAACAGATAGACGCCCAAATTGTCCGCCCAACTTTCGCATTGTAATTCTTTCATCGCCTTAATTACTGATTGGGGGATTTTACGCATTACGCCCGTGAACGGGTTCGGTTCACGCCCTATAATTTCCTCAATACCTCCCAATGTTTCGTTACCGCCGCCAAAGGTTCGGGCGGCTCCGGCTTCGTTGGTCGGGGCTTGGATATACGGGGAAACGACAATCTTTGTACTATCAGCCGCCGCCAACAACGGCGTCCATGAAGCAAGCAAAGTAATTGCCTTTTCGCTCGTAAAACTGTTTTTGCTTCCATCGTCTTTGGTTAGACGCTGAAACGCAACCTTTTGAATTTGCCCGAAACTTTCGGCGCATTTAACGGCGGGAATATCGGGCAATGAAGCCGCCGCCGGACACTTACAAGTAATCATACTCTTTAAATTTTAACGTTAAAAATTACATTTGTTACCTCGTTGGGCTGTCCCTTTGCCCTCTGTATTACTTCTACGTTGCAAAGTTATAAACTTTTTCCGTTATAAACTTGCATATCTCAATTAAATTGTCAGTTACGACGTTTAACGCCCCGGTTGGCGTGTGCGTATGGTTGTATATTGCCGTCGGCAATCTCTTTTTCGTAAATCCCGGTTAATCCGTCCTCCGGGTCGTCGTGCGTGTTCGCATCGAAATTACGCAAAAAGGTTGTAACATGGTCGTAAACGGCTTTATACCGGGTTTCCCATCCGAACGGCATAATTATATGTTGGTTTACCATTGCGGAATTAGTGATTATCCGGCTTTCCTTGTTACCCCCTTGATAAAACGGGTCGGTAATTGCCCGGACTTTCTTTTTAATAACCTTTTCAAAGCCCGCACCCCCGTTGTTACTCTCAACCCATACTTTTTGCGTGCCATTGCGGTTTATCATCGCCGGGACGGTTACGGTTGTTACGTCCGTGTTTTCGTCCGTTATTTCCATGTCTGTAATCAAAGCAAATAACAACGGTTCCATCCGCTTTGTTTTCTCGTTGAAAACCATGTTGTCGGATTTATAGACGTCATACGTTGCGCCAAACAAAAGGTCGTCCCCCTCATCGGCAACGTCAATGTATGCGCCGGAACGTATGTACGTGCCGTAATCGGATTTTTCAACCCACGTTTTGAACGGTTGATATAATCGACCCTCGGCGGAACCGGGGTTGCCTTGATAGAGGCATTGAAATTGTACCGGGTCTAATGCCTTTTGCGCTTCCAACTTCATACGGTTGTGCCGTCCCTCCCATAATGCAGCCCCAACCGGGCGGGGGTCTATCTCGGTCGGTTCCCCGGTTTTCAACGCTTCAAAGTTTATGCGTACCCACGCCCCCGGCGGTATGTTATCTAAATCAGCCCAACGGGTTACATCAATGATTATTTCCCCGCTCTTTTCAATACGTCCTATCAAATCGTCATCGTGCCAACGGGTAAATACTATTAATTCCTGCGAATCGTTATGTAAGCGGGTACGAACAACGGTTGTGTACCATTTCCACGCCGCCGCCCGTACTATCGGGCTGTTACCCTCGGCATAATCTTTATAAACGTCGTCTAATATCGACACGTCCACGGTTTTAGAGGTCAACGAACCGCCACGCCCCACAACACGCAACGACCCCTTACGCCCTACCATTTCGATAACATCACTATTGCGTAAATACGTGTTTGCCATCGTTACGACGTTGGAACCGTTTAGATACGTGCCGGGGAACAATTCACGATACCGGGGCGTGTCAATGATACGTTGAACGTCCCGGTTGAAATCCCGTGCAATTGTGGCGGCGTATGAACCTATCACAATCTTTAAATCCGGGTTCAACCCCTCCATAAATGCGGGTAATTTACGGCTCGACCCCTCCGATTTACCATGTTGGGGCGGCTGTTGTACAATCATCTTTCGGATTTTCCCATGTGCGAACATATCCAACAGGGTATAATATACGACGTGGAACGGCTCCAACACTAAATCCGGCTGCATATATCGGGCAAAGTTAATAAGGCGTTTGCGGGCGGCGGCTTTTACCAATTCGCCGGGGTTCTCGCTTAACGCCTTATACATTTGCAATAATTGTTCGTTATTCATTTTCCTTACTTGTTATTTTATGAAACGTTTCAATATCACATTCCGGGCAATAACACCACAATTCCCGCCCGTTTAAACTTTCATTATCCCCGGTATCTATAACCTCCCATGTTGTACACTCTTTGCCGCAATTCATACATATTGCAACTGGGACAACTTCGTTATCATTCATTTAATACCCCCTTTCTCCCATTTATTACAAGCCCGGCGACCTCGTACAATGCAATGCGGGTAATTGGGGCAACGCAAACAAATCGGTTTCCCGTTCAAATCTCGGTGCCTATGGTCGTCGGTTATCCATTCAGAAAAACGGCACGTATCGCAAACCTCCTTTTGCCATTGTGGTTGCGATTGGGACGGACGGGCGGCGGTTACTTTCTTTGCCATTACTGCAACCCTCCTTTCTCATTCATAGCTTTTGCAAATTCGGCGGACTGCAATTTATCAGCAACGGCAAATAATAGGTCGTCCGGTATTGCCTTAACGTCATACTTTGGCTTATCGTTATCCGTTGAAGCATTAACGCCCGGTATCTCTATCTTAACGGGTGCATCAAATCCCAACATTTTTGCCCGGCGTTGTTGAATGTTCAAAAGCAAATCTAAAAAACGGGGGTTTCCGGCGGATGTTTCGGTTGCCGTCTCATTGTAGCCGTAATATTCCGGGTCGCTGTCTTCCGCATCCGTTTTAATTGGTCGCCCCTTATTGGTTTTTTCCTTGGTGCGCAATTTCCCGGTTTTAGATGCTTCCCACGCCTCCCACGCTTGCACCTCCATTGCATCCAATTTGCGCAATTCCTGTGTAACATAATCGTCGATATTATCCAACCGCTCCCGCTTCCACTCAATAAGGCATTGTTGCAAATCGTAATAAACCATTTGAAAGGTTATTGTATAACCCATTCCACGCGCGGACAAATCCCGGTTCAATGCGTCCGCAATTTCCCGGTACGAATACCCACGCAAAAACAAATCGGAACAAAACCGAATGTCGTAAATTCGTTGTTCCTCGGAACGTTTATTATAGCCTAATGGCTTCTTTCTCTTTTTCATAGTCAAACCTCCTTTGCTGTCAAATCGTACTCCCATACATAGCCGCCCGCCGTTTTATATACTCCTTTACAACATCGGGTAATCGTTATATTTTTTATTCCCGTTTTTCTTTCCGCTTCCCTTATGGATTTATACCGGGCAATTTCGTTTCCGGCTTTTGAACGTTGTATTACAGCTTTAGCAATTTTATTATGTTTGCCGTTATATGTATTATTATACTGATTATCGCACCACTCCAAATTATTGGCATTATTATTAAACTTGTTTTCGTCCTTATGATTTATTTGTTTCCAATTATTTGGATTTGGAATAAATTCCATTGCAACTAATCTATGTACCATTAATGCAGTTAGTTTGCCGGACTTATATAACCTTACTTGCAAATAGCCCTTACCGCTTACTGTTGGCTTTAGCAACTTACTTTTTCCAGTTCTTCCATAATTGAGGCTTTTTACATTACCATAATTGGATATTTGGTAATTCTCAAAACCAGATATATCTTTCCAAACTTCCATATCTTTTTTTTGCAAAGATAATAAATGTTTTTCATTTGCAAGTTATTTGCGGGGAATTTCCATTTTAAGAGGCTTTTGTTATTAACTCAATACTTTTATTGTCTTAATGGTTATCTTTCAACCACGTGGCAAATTTACGGGTTTTCCGGGGCATTGCCAAACCTTTGTTATCTCATGTATATAAACGGCAAAACCCCGGCGTTTGTTTCCGGGGTTATTTGCTCAATTGGGGCGTTTTGCTTTTTCTCTCAAATCGACGCTTTGGGCGTTCAATTCGATTATCATTTTTACCCCGGTTTCAACAATGCCTTTGTTCTCGCATGTCTTACAATAGGGACTTTTGCAATTACAATGTTTCATTCTTCAAATGGTTTTTCGTTCGTTTCCCCCGTTACCCAAAGCCAAAATTGTTGTATTCCGTCCTCGTAACTCATACCGGGATATTGGGAACCGTCGTTTATGCCGTCGGCGGCTTTATTCAATTGTTCGTTAATCTCAGCGTCGGTGCGCTTTATCTCGTAACTCATTGTTCGCCTCCTTTCCGGTTCTTTCGTTTATTCTTTCCCCGGCGTTTATCCCATGGGTTCTTTTTCAAATCGACCCGTTGTATTTGTATTTTGGAACCGGGGAACATATCAGCAAAGAAAGCCGCCATTGCTTCCACTTCTTTTGGGACGTCGTGCGCCTCCGGTTTCTTGTACTCCCTTTTGCGTTCCGGTTGGTTTTCCATTTGGACGGCGGGGCAAACGTCGATAAGCGGGCAACCCTTACAAGTTTTCACGGGCTTTGCTTTTTGGCTTTCGCAAATGGCTTTATATTTCCGGTCATTATCTGCCTTTCTAAAACCGTGCCAATCGTCCCGTACTTTGGACGCATCGGCAAAAGCCTCCATTGCTGCAACTGCAACACTCGCTAAAATGTAATCCGGGGTATCATTGAAATTACCCTCCAATGAATTGCGGTTGATAACTTCCGCAATCTCCTTTACAAACTTTTCTCTTTTATTCATCGCTCAATTGTTGTTTATTGATATAATATTGGCACGGCATAACACCGCAATTTTGCTTTTCTTGGAACGCTTCACAATATCCGTTGCCGTCGGCATCTTCATGCAGGAAATGAACACAATTACCGCATCCGCTTGTTTCATCCGGTTGTATTTGGGATTTTTCGGCGGGTATTTCTTTTGGCTCAAATTCCCGTTTGAAATCCTTTTCGGGGCGGGCAGTAAATCGTCCGTTTGGCTCCCGGATAATAAACCAATCTTCCGGTACATCAATGAATATTCCGTTACCGTCCGGGAATGAATAAACCGCCTTTCCGTTCGGGGTTCTTGGGGTCGTAACCGTTCCGCCGCCTGTAAACTTCAATACGTCGTTCACGTTGTCCCGGCGAAATTGGATTGCATCAACTTCCAACATTATGCGGCAATACCGGGAACCCGCCGTTGCGTCCGGGTCGGCTAACTTGGTTCTTACCTCTTCCGGGTATTCTTCCGGGTCGTACTTCATATAAACCGATTGTTTGTTATCAGCATAGGAGAACTCAATAAAACGGTCTCCCAAACGTCCCCGGATTGCTTGTTTCAACGCTGCAATCCTTTGCGCCTCCGGCTTATCCTTTCCCTCGCTACCATTTTGCGACCAACTTAAACGTATCGACGTATCGGACGCTGTAACATTAATTTCTTGTTGTGTAATGTCCTCAATCATTGCGCACATATCGCAATCAAAGGGGCTTAATACTTGTTTATTCATCGCTCTAAAATTTATTTGTTATTACTATCCGGGGCGGCGGGTGCCTTAACTCCGGCTATTGTTCCATTGTAATTAAACTCCAACGCACAATCTTTAAATTCTCCGGCAATCCTCAAAAAACGCCAATAAATCGTTTTTCTGTCATTCCTATGGAATTTATCGCATTTCCTACCGATTGCGGGGCAATCCTCCCTTTTGATTTTACAACGAACGCATCGTTGCAGGAAAATTGCGGGGTTGTTGTTGGCTAATCGAGCATCCGCCGCCGTCCATATTTCCGCTATCAATACCATACCCCGGTAAACGCAACGTTCGCCGGGGCTGTATTCCTTATCCGGGTCAAATGGTGCGGGCTGTCTTATTCTCATTTGTCGCCCGCCTCACTTACATACTCAAACAATGCGTCCAAATCTTCCTTTGCGCCTCTAACGGTAACTCTTACCCGGTTGCCTCCGGCTAATGCGGTCTCAATGATTTGGCAATTGTAACGTTCGGCGTTAATCTGTAACATCGCCGCCGTTGCGTTCGTGACAAACTCGTTTCTTTCTTCCATGCTCTCGGTTTTTTTAATTGATAAATACGCTTCCATCGGTTCGCTATCTTGTTGGCAGGCTCCTAACAAAAGCGTTGCCAAAGATAACAATAAAATCTTTGCTTTCATAACTTTACTTTCTTTTAATCCATATAAACCGTATGCCGATACCGACAAACAATATTTTCGCCTCAACATCAACGTAACGGTCGTAACCGTTGACCGCATCCACGGACACGCCGGGAATAACAAACCAACTCTTATATTTCCAATATTCCCGGACGTAACCACAAACGCCAACCCGTCCGATATGGAACCCAATTTGCGCCGTATGTACGTCGCCATTCTTTCGGATAACTCCTATTCTTTTCTTACTCATTTTTCTTTCTTATTCAATAGTTCGTAACTCTCTTTATCTATCACTACTACCGTCGGATATTCGGTTATCACTCCTTTTGTGTACACCAAATTGTAAATGCCCAATTGCCCTTTAATTGGGAACTCAACAACCCGGCGGGGGTTACGCATCAACCACCCGAAGCCCTTTGTAATGTTTTTGCGCTTTTCGGACGGTATGCGGGTATTCTCCCAATCTTCCGGCGTAAAATCTTTAATCGGCTTCACGTCGTATAATTCAACCAATCCCAATGTAACCCCACTTTCATAACCGGGAATTACAGGATTAGCGGACGAACAAATCATTAAATCGCCTCGGTATGGTGTATTCTTACTGCGTACCTCAATGCACTTTTCGCCGTAAACAACTCCGTTATCCTTATAAGCCGCCGTAACCAATTGCGTTGCATACGGGTTTTTAACGGTTAATGCCCGCCAACGGTCATGTTGGGCGGGGTTGAAATCCTTGTTAGTAAACTGCATAATCGTTATTATCTTGGTTAAACAAATCGTAATTTGCCGGGACACAATAACTGGGCAATAAATCTCGGTTAATCCCGGACGCTTTAACAAAACTCTCTTTCCAATACAACCGGGGCGTTGTGTGCGGGTGCGCCTCCCAATATTCGGCAACGTCGTTGTAAAATCCTAATGTTTCCTTTTTCGTATATCTGCAACCGCTTTGCAGCCCTATTTTAAATAAGTCAACAAAAGGGTATGATAACGCAATTACAGAAAATGCCCGGTCAAACATTCCCGGCGGTATTGGTTCAACGCTCGCAAAGGTTGGGAATCCGTGCTGTTTTGCCCTTGCTAACGTGCTTATCCGCATCCGGTTGGGGCTTGCATTTGGTTCTAATTCGTCGCATCCCGTCAACGTGGAACCAATCGCAATACGTGTTTTGTCCCATCCCGCCGACGCTTCGACAAAATCAATGAGTATATTAATACCCTCGGCGCATTTGCTCAATACCTTAACCGGGACGTTGTGGCGTTGACAAACGCCAATCGCTTGACGGGTCAACCGTTGCGTTTCCGGTAATAACGGGTCGGTTGTAAAAGAGAAAAACAAACCCGTTTTTTGCAATTCTTCTTTATGCTTCAACAACTCATTCGTAAATATGTCGATTGCATACGGATATTCTCGCAAAGTCTTTTTCAATTCGGGGCGGTTGCCTCCCAATACCTTTGCCCCAATACCTTTGCGCAAATAACAATAGGTGCAACCATTTGAGCAACCTACAAAGAAATTGGCGGCGTTCTCGGCATATTCCGCCGCCTTTCCCTTTGGGCTATAAATAACCCGTCCGTTTATTCCTCCCATATCCATGCAGATTAAAACGGTAAATCATCGTTTTGGCTTGGTGCGGGGGCTTCCGGCACGGGCGGCGGGGCTTGTGTCCCGGTTCCTTTCGGTGTCAACATTTCCATATCGTAACCGACAACCTCCGTAATATATCTTTTTACGCCCTGCGCATCGTCATAACTTCGGGTTCTCAATTCCCCCTCAATATAAAGTTTATCGCCCTTTTTAACGTACTGATTGGCAACTTTCGCTAAACCGTTTTGCAATACTACGTTGTGCCATTCGGTACGCTCCGGGATTTGCTTTCCGTCCTTTGTGGTAAAACCTCGTTTCGTGGTTGCCAACGAAAAGGTCGCAACGCAACCGCCGTTGTCGAACTCCTTAAAATCCGGGGCTTTCCCTGTATGCCCCAATAAAGTAACTTTGTTTACACTCATAATTATTTGAATTTAATACCATCTAACAAATACAATTTCTTATTATCAGACCAACCCGCCGCCATGTTTAAGGCTTTCCGGTCGTCGTCGTGTACAAACTCGCAATACCACGAATTGCCGCCAACGTTCGCTTTTTCTTTCAGTCGTACCAATTTACCGACAATGTAACGGGCAAATTTGGCGTACCCGCTAACCTCTGATATATGAATAATGCGACGTTCGGCGTTTATTTTTGGCAATTCTTCGATTTGCGGGCGTTTTTCCTCGGCGGGGTATCTTTGTACCCTCTGAAAGTCTTTTTTGATTGACGACCGGGAAATTGCCCCAAAATCGGGGGTTCTCTTTTTTGTTCTCATTAACCTAACATTAATTGTTGATACTCGGCTTTCATTAACTCAATTAACCGCATATTTGCCGGGTAAATTCTCATTCGTTCCCGGTTGCCGTTTTCCCATTCGTTGTGGTGTTCAAAGCAAAGTATATTTATATTTCTTGCATCATGCGCCGCCTCCGGGAATGCTCCACGGGTTAAAATGTGGGAACAATACACGGCGGAATAATTCCGCAATGGTTTTAAACATTCCTCGCATCGGTGCGGCTTATTATCCCATACCCAACGAAAAAACCGTTCATTTGCCGCCATGATATTTGCACCACGTCCGAAAACACAATGTCCGAACAACTCCCTTTGTATCTCAACCCTCAAACGAATATCCATTGTAAAGTTACGAATATCCAATAATGGTTGATACCCACGGGATACAACATAATTATAACTTTCTCGGTCGTCTATGATAATTGTTTCCATACAAAACCATTATAATTGCGGGTTTTCCCCTCTATGTTTTTACAAATACCTTTTCGCAAAAATCCGCTTTTCTTTGCCTCGGCAAATGATATATACGTTTTTATCAAATTACCGTTCAAATCATATTGCGCCAATCCTTTTGCAGCGTAATGCGGTTTATTACTCAATATACGCTTTAACTTATCAACCGTTACCGGGTTATTGCTATTTTCTTTTGGTGTAACCCAACGTAAATTGCAAATTCGGTTATCAGTTACATTTCCGTTTATGTGGTCAACTTGTTGTTTGTTGTCCGGGTTGGGAATGAATGCCGCCGCAACTAATCTATGAACTAAAAAAACGTGCCTTTTGCCGTTCTTGTATAATCCAATGGCATTGTATCCATTTATTTTCCACGGCTTCAACATTACATCAGTTTTCACACTAAATACATTTCCCGTATCGTCAATACAATAACCGGGGAATCCTCCAATTTCTTTTAAATTTTCCATATTTGCCAACTTTATAAGTAAGCCAACATTAAGAGAAACGGGGACGGGCTGTTGGCTTTGCCCTTTTCGGCTGGTAGCTACTCCAACCTATCCCCGTTTGTTTTGCAAATATAGCAAATTTATTGGTATTCGTCCCGGTCTGTTAGCAAATACGGTTCCATGCCTTACATATCCCCGGTTTCGTCGTTTTCCTCGTTTTCGTCCGCCGGGTCGTCAACGTTCGGGAACAATCCGTTGTCCTCTACCTTTTCGGCACTCAAACCCGGTGCGGGTTCGCCATCAGCCCCGAACAACTCCAATTGCGCCTTTTTGCCTTTGAATAAAAAGGCGTAAACCTCGGTTTCAATATCGGCGGCAATTTCTTCTAATTCTTCCTCAAACCCGAACGTTTCCGTATTGAATTTAAGGCGGGGCGAATTGATTGCGGTTTTCTGATTGTTCGACACGGTAAACAATCCGGTTAAAACAACCCCTACGTTATCATCTTGACCGGAAAAGGACACGCCCCGAACCTCTATGTTTTTCAACATTTCGTCGGCAAAATCCCGTGATAACTCGCTTTGTTTCTTGGTTGCTTTGAAATCGGACGTTTCAACCATTGAAAGAAAGGACGTAATATTAAAAATCCGTCCCATTATTGGGCGCAAACGGTCGAAACAATCCCGCAAATCCGGGTGTATGTCCTTTGCACTTTCGACGTGGTATTTGTTCGTGTAACTCTCATTGCCGATTGTTTCGGTAACTTCATAATGCACGTCTAACCCGCCGTCCTTTAATGTCTTTACTTTCGACAATGCAAACGCCTTTTCACTTGGTATCAACATAACGTTTGCGGCTTTTTTTTCTTCGTTCATATTATAATATTATTTGTCACCGGGAACCCGCCCGGCACGGTTTTAATCAAAATTCGTTTTCGTCCAACAATTCCCGTGTCTTACTATTCGACGGAACCGCCGGGCGTTCCGGTTCCGGGGTTGGTTCCGGGACGGGTTCCCCGGTTCCGATTGGTTCCGTTACCGGGTTGGGGTCGTGGAACTCAATATTGCGCCCGCCTTTGGGCTTTTCCGGCTCAAATTGGGCTTTGAGTTGTTCCGCCGGGTATTCCTTTTGCGCTAACTCAATAATCCCCAAATTAACCAATTCCGGGACGCAACGACGCAACGCCCTTATGTCCTCTAATGCGTCATGCGCCGGGAATGTTTCGCCGGGGAATAACTTACTATATAATTCCTCTAATTTGGGATATTTTCCCGGTCGCCCGTTTGAATACAATGCGCCGACAAACTTAATCGTTTTCATCATTGTATCAATGCGTTTGCCCTTATGTAATGCGTCCTCAACGTGTGCGTCGTAATATTCCCGTCCACAATAGCGCAAAACGTTTGCTTTTAACATTGAACTATCAAAGTAAATGTTGTGCGCACATACAAGCGGGGCGGCGTTGGCATCCGCTAAAAATTCGTCCACAACCTCGGCAAACGGCACGCCCTCGGCAATTGCCCGTTCGGTTGTTATACCATGAATTGCGGTTGTTTCCGGGGGTATCTCGTAATTATCGGGTTTGATAATATAACTTTTTTCCTTATCGCCCAACGACCATGCCAATTGGACGACGTGCGGGAATTGCTCAAAATCCGCATCCCATTTCAAACCCTTTGCCGGAACCCCGGTTGTTTCGCAATCAAAGAAACAAACATCTTTCAAATCAAATTTTTGCATAACCTTAAATATTAAATCGTTAATTACTATTTTCGCTCTCATTGCGGTATTTATCCCGCTTTTTCTCCAACTCTAAAACGTCCCGGTTTTCGTCTATATACTTTTGGACGTCCCGGTTACAAAACGGTTTTCCGTCCAACCAAAGCAAATGCCAATACGGTACGTTTTCCATCGGTTGCCCCTTAAATTTACCTTGTGGCATCGGGGTTTTATCTGTTAATTCCATTATCAAAATTTAATTGTTCGCCCTCTGAATATCGGGGCAATTGTTCAACATAATTTGCTTTTGTTCTCCAAACCATCCGGCAACGCAAACAAGTTATTGCGCTGTAATCGCTACGTTGATACCGCCAACCATTAAACGCCGAATGATTGCATTTGTATTGCAATATGCGCCATTTGCGTTGGTTGGCGGGTTTCTTTCTTTCGGTACATTTGCAAGCGGGCATATTATAGGGTTTTAGGGTCGTCAATAAACGTATTGTATTCCTCGGCGGCTATCTGTTTGAGCGTTTCGATATGTTCGATTAACTCGGCGTTTGATAAATCCGCCACGGTGCGCAAATCGTGGGAATATACCCCCGTTTCCTCGTTGACCCGTTCAACGTACATAATCGGGGAAAATTCCCGCAAACGTCGTTCGGTTTGTTCCTCTGTAAGACGTTCGCCCGCCTCCCAAATTGCGTGCTTAAACGTCGGTACAACATAGTTGAAATAATACCCTTTCAAAGCCTCGGACGAACCGGGGGACGCTACAATAAACCGGGCAATAATGCGGGAACCTTTCCAACCCTTGAAAAACTCGTTTAATTCCCCCATGTACATTGCCAACCCGCCGTTATTGTTTATTGTCCCCGTCGCTGTTATTTCTCGCTTTTTCATCGGCTATTAATTTTTTCATTGTGTTACTAAATGCCGTCATTCCTAAAGTATGAATAACGCCCCGTTCCATGCTTGACAATCGGGTTTCCCGCTTATCCATAATCTTTGCGAACGTAACGACAAATTCGCCCGGCTCCAACAATCCGGCGGCGTGCAATTTGTCGATTGGGTGCGCTTGTAAACGTTCGGTCGGCTTCAACTCTTTACGGGCTTTTTCTCGCTTTTCCCATATATCCCGAATTGCGGCGGCGGCATTGTCGTAAAACAACCGCATTTTCAAAACATCGGCAATTGATAAATCAGCCACGGCGGTTGGTTGCTCTTTTTCCGGCTCCGGTTCCGCCGTAACGGGCGCAACCTTACCGTTGTTCACTCCATACCCAAATAACGCAAAATCGCCCCTTGTTGGGTCGTCCGGGAATATCTCGGCGAAACGGTCGGTTATCTCAATGGCTGTTTGCAAATCCGGCGTCCGGCGTTTTACAAGCCCCAACCGCAACGCTTGTTTATGTACGTGTGTATCTAATGGGATAATCAAATTACGGGGGTCGCAAATCGTCCACAATCCAAAGTCAACCGGGGAACCGTGGCGACACATCCAACGCAAAAACATACATAAGCGTTTGCAACCGCTTTTCGTTTCCATATCCGGCACGCCCTTAACATCGCCGAAAAGACGTTGCAATTGTTCCAACGGACGCCCGCCCGGTTGCGCTTGCAATGCCTTTTCCATGTTCTCAAACTTACTATATACGTCAAACAAGCGGGCGCAAAGGTCGTGAAAATCGGCGTATGTAAACGTTCTATAAAAATTCTCTTTACTGCCTTTGTATTGCTTCCATTCCGGGGCGGCTCCCTGCGTATCGGTTCCAACAATGTAATGATACGGCGCACCCTTGAAAATTTCCCGGTCGATAAAATCCGCCTTTTGGATTATCTGTTTGCGGGAACCCCACGCAATCCACGCCGTAACAAATGCGCTAATCTCAATATTTACCCGGCTATCGTAACGGTGCGGGATTTGCACCGGGTCGGATTGGATAAACTCGGCGGTTTCGTATTGTTCCGCCCAACGTTTCAAATTATCGTTCAATGTATATGCCATTGTTTTAGATTTTAAGGGGACGGAAAGCCCGCCCCCGGTTATTATTCGTTTTCTGTGTATTCCTCAACAACTAAATCGGTTTGTCCTCGCTTCACTTCCTCAATGAACCCTTGAAAACCGTTTTGTTTAGCAATGTCAATGATTGCTTGCAAACGCTTTTCGCCCAAACTTTCGCCCCTCGCAATGCGGAATACCTTAACCGTCGGATTGCTTGCAATAATCAGTTTGGCGGCGACCTCCATAATTTGACTATCTGAAACTTTCCCGGCGACGAACGGCACGCCGTTTAACTCTAAACCGTCGTCCGTGAACGAAAGCCCGGCAATCGGTAATTTGGACGTTGCAATAAGTGTTTCCCTTTCCTTTGCCAATGCGCCTAATTTGTCCTCAAACGTGCGGGCGGTTTTCTCGGCGGCTTCCTTTTGTTTCTTTTTTTCCATGTAATCCACAACCAACGCATTGATACGGTTGTGTTCCTCGGCTTTTTTGAGTTGTTCCGCCGTGTCTAATTGTTCCGGGTTATTGGCTTCGTATTCCTCTAACCATTTGTCGGCATTCGCTTTACGTTTCACAAACTCGGATTTGTCATTTACGATAACTTGCAACGTTTCCTTATAATCGTTTTCAATGGCTTTTTTGTTGGCTTTCGCATCTTCTTTGGCTTTTTCCAACCGGGCGTTTGCCTCGGCAATTATCCGGGCAACTTCTTTTTCCTCGGCGGCTAATTTGTCGTCGATTGCCTTAATATTACTTTTTCGGGTTTCTTCCGCCTCTTTAATTCGTCCGGGGATTGCCTCCAATTGTTCAATCCTTTGTTGCCGGGCTTGGCGTACCGTTTTCGCTTTCTCAATCAACCGGGCATTTTCGTTTTGCTCTTCCATCAACGCCGTAATATCCTTTTTCTCGGCATACGTTTTGACGTCGCCGGGTTTCAATTGCTTTTCAGCGTTTGCGCAAATGGTTGTGTACGTCTTAACCTCGGCGTTGGCGTCCTTTCGTTTGTCCTTAACGGTCGTAACCTCGGCGTCAATTTCTGCAATTCGGGTGCGCACCTTTTCCGGCAACAAAGCCTTTACAACCTCAATTTGTTTGCGGCGTCCCTCGGCGGTTTCACTCCAACGGGAAAACTCCACGGCGTCAAAATCTTGGTAGCCGAAAATCTTTTGCAACATTGAAACGTTATCCGAACGCATCCCGGTTGTTTGTGATTTTATGGATAACGTCCCACGTGGGTTGGCTTTGGTAAACTTTAATTCGACTTCGTAATTTTCGCCGTCGTTACCTACTACCATTTTTGCAAATCCTTTGTCCTCTCCATTTTTCAACACGGCGTCCCGGTTCCCGGTCAACATTGCGCCGATTGCTTTTAATAGGGTTGATTTGCCTAACTCGTTGTCCCCGGTAATGAAATATACATTACCCTCAAAATCTGCGTTGAACTCTTTGATAACTTGAAAATTCAACAATTCCAATTTCTTAATATACATCGCTCTAATTGTTTATGCCGGGGGTTCCCCCGGCGGTTATTACTATTTTGTTGTTAATCTCATTCGTTGGTGTATCATGGTTTGCACCTTATTAAGCGCATCCCGGTTGGCGTCAACCTCTGACCGGGTACAATCAGCAATGAAATTTTCCAAACTCTTATATAAGTCGTTTAATTCCTTTGCCGTCATTGCGTGCCGAACGGCTCCCAATTCGTCCTTATCCATTTTTACAAACTCTTTTAAGCGTTTCTAAATCCCGGCGTTTGGGTTCGTCGGCGTTCTTTGTCGCATCAATCAACGGCATATCGTTTGTTGTTGCCGTCCATTGTTTCCCGGTAACGGGGGAAGTATAAGTTACTTTATAATGTCCGTAACCGCTTGGAATAAAACTAAAATCGTAAATACTTGTTTTCGCTCTCATACTATTTTGTTTTTATAGTTACCGGGAAAACGCCCGGTCGTGTTATTATCATGCCGCAAATATACGTATAGTTTTTATATTACCAAAACTTTTATCTTTTATTTTCGGCTATTTTTTTATTTTCCGCAATAATCGCCCCAAAACAACGCATTTACCCACGTCGCCAAACTCAACTAACATATTACCGTTGCGCCCTCTTATACATTTACCATCGGAACGACGAACCGCCCGGCACGGCATACGTCGCAATTCCGGGCGGGTCAATCGGTCGCCTAAATAGATATAATCCATTTCGTCCATATCAAAACAATTTCATTTGTGTATCGGTCAATACAGCAACGACCGCATCAACTTTGCGTTCCCAACTTTCCAACGTTGCCAATTTCTCCGGGGTTGGGTTCCGTTGGCAACGTCGTTGGTTGTGCCGCATCTGTTTTACCATTTCCGCCAAATCTTTTGCCGTTATTTTTTCGGGATTTTCGATTTGCGGGGCTTTTGTTTCGTTTGCCATACAAGTAACCATTTGAATAATTAAACGCCCCTACGGGCTTAAAATAAACGGTTGTGCATTTGTTGGGGCAAATTTTCCAAAACCCAACGGGGGTTATTCTGTAAAATGAACCGTCCAAAGTGCATTATTAACGTTGCGTCCGCATTCCATAACGCCGGGGTAATCTCCGGGTATAATTTCCCCGCAATATCCCGGAACCGTCGTTTGCGGTCTGCCTTTTCCTCCTTTTTCCCTTTTACCTTTATACGCAATTTAAGGTCATTTTGCCACTTCATAGCATTAACCAAAACAAATGGTATTTCGGCGACGGTTATAATGGCTTTCAAATGCTCAAAGTTTTGCAACATCTTTTGAATGCGGTATAATTTACCCATGTTTGCCCCGGTATCGCCAACCGTTACGTCGTCCGGGCGAACACTCAATTTTTCCAAAAAGATAATCGGTGTGCAAATCTCTTTGTAATAGTTCAGAAAATCCCGTATCTCGTTAATGTCTTTAGGCATCTTAATTGCCGTTGCGTTGTGGTTGGGTCGCCAAACCACGATACCCCCGGCGGCTCCGGGGTCAATCCCAATAATACAATCTATTTTCATTAGAATAAATATTGTGTAATAGTTTTACTCTTAATTCTTTCAATTGCTTTATTATAATAATCTGTATCTAATTCACAACCAATAAATTGCAAATTCAATTTTTCTCTCTTATTGATTATATCTATTGCAATTGCAATACTTCCACTTCCTAAATGAGTATCTAAAATTTTATAACCTTTTTCGGCATTACGCATTATAAGCCATTCATATAATTCTATTGGTTTCTGTGTTGGATGTATCTTATTTTGTTCTTTCATAACACTCAACGACCATATTTTTGCAGGTTTTTGAATTGAAGACCATGCGTATTCACACATTGCCAAAGAAAAATTTTCCGGCTGTTTTTTATCCCATATATAAAAACCTTGCGACGGGGGCAAATCAAAATAATTTCCGCCCCATATTATTTGGTTTTTGCTCACTCTAAATAATTCATCAAAATATTGTTTGCTTGGTATTTCATTATCCCAATCTTTTTTCTTGTGCATTTGTCTAACCGGATTTTTACTAATCCCAATACCATACGGCGGGTCAACAATAGCCAAATCAAAATATTTATCCGAATATCTTTTCATTAAATCTAAATTATTCTCATTTGTTATCTCTATGTTATCATTTATTTTCATAATCAAATTTTAAATAATTGTAAATGTAAACTTCGTCCTTAATCATCCGGTCGAACGTCCGTTTAATCTCTTTACGCCGGGCAACCTCAAAGGCTGTATAATCAATTTCCGGGCTTTGGGTTCCTTGTTTCCGAACGTGATAAACCGTAAATTCATTAACGAACCCACGGGCGGCACGTGCCAAAAATCGGTTATACGCTTCTTTCCGGTCGTCCTCGGTTTCTTTCACTTCATCCGCTAACCCAACGCCCAACAACCAATTATAAACAAACATTTCGTCGGTTAATCCAAACACTAAACGCCCGGTATATTTATAGCGCATAAAACACATTAAACAAGTCATAACCGATTGATTGCGATAATACCGGATTTGTTCCGGGCTTAACTCCTTTTTCGGTTCCGGCAACGCTGTATATGCTTTGCCGATAACTTGGTTTTGTTTCCGGCAATATGCGTTCAATACCTTTGCGAAATAATCGGCGTTGAATTGTTGGTAATGTTTCCGTTCGGCGTTGCCGTCCCTATCCTTTGGCAAATAGTCGTCTAATTCCCCGGTAATCAGCAATTCAAACGCTAATTTAACCTCGGATAATGTTAATTGCGAATAATAGCGTTTGAGCAAATCCAACAACCGGGTACAAATATACGTCCAATCGTCCCGGTTTTCCGTGGGAATGATAAACCCCACGTCCATTGCGATAAACCGGAACATTTGCCCGGTTTTGGCAATCAACGTTTCGTCGTCAATCTCGGCAATCTGTTTTTTTGTGGACGCCACGAAAATATACTTTTCAACCGGGGTTAATGCTTTGGCAACCTCCGGTAACTCAACCATCGCCCGGCGAACGTCAATTGCTTTTGCCGTTCCGCTATAAAGCAAAACGGCGGCGGATTGTCGTTTTTCGGGCAACGTTTGTGGCAATCTGTTTGTCTTTTCGGGTAATGCTTCCATGTTAATAATCATCTTTCAAATACTCAATAGCCCCGGCAACGTTCAATCTTTGCGTTGGGGCTTTGTATTCGGGTTTCAAATGCAACTTTTTCTTTTCGACGTCCCCCCGTATGAAATTGCGGACGGTCGCCAACCAACCGTTTTTAGTTCGCTTCATATTCTTTTGGTCGCTCCAATCGCTAACCGAATGAAAGTAATAAACCAAATCGACCTTTTCAAATTCCGGGGTCGCAAACTTACTTTCAAACTCGGAATAATCCACGCCAACGCCGTTTTCAAATTTAACCATTTTGTAAACGTCGGAATTGCGGAATAACGTTTTTTTCTCCTTTGGTTCCTCAACCTTTGGTTCGTCGGGGAACAAAGACGCAAAAGCATTTTGCGGCGTATTACTTGGATTAGTATTTAGTGTATTTGAGTCTTTAGTAAGATTAGTATTTATTAATGTCGGCTTTCCCGTATCGGGTTTTTCCGTTTCGGGATTTACCGCAACCGGATTTTCCGTTTGTGGCGCATCCATAAACGGGTTTTCCGTTTGTGGTTCAAACTCTTTAATATCGCTAACCTCGTAATCACACCCGACGAACGTTCCGCCGTCGCCACGAACTTTGCAACGTTGGCAATATCCGTTCGTTATCAATTCACGTAATCCGGCGGCGGTTGCGTCCCGTCCGTCCTTTGACCTATTTTTTAAATCGGACAAATTCAATTGCCAATCCGGGGGTAAACTCATAATATACGTTATCAATCCCTTTGCTTTCCAACTCAAATTTACGTCCTGTAAATATTCGTTGCGGACGGTCGTAAAATTACCCGTCCTTTTGGTTCGTCTGATAGTATCCGCCATTATTCGCCGCCCTCCAATTTTTTAACGGGTTCCCATGCTTTACGTACTTTCAAAACATTGTCGGCACTCTCATTGGGAACCAACGACACGACGGGAAAACGGGAACGGTCGCCCGGTTTTTGCGTCGTGGCAAATTGTACATTCAAATCAAAGATAATGCCTTTGCAAAATCCCCGTTCCGCTAACATACCGTCGAACGTTTCCCGAATTTGCGGGATTGTGGACGCCGTTCCCTTTGTGGCAAATTGCCAAACCCCGGCAACCCCACGAACCAAAGGAACAATAAAGTTTAGCGTTAATGTAACCTCCCAACCGTCGCAATCGGGTTGGCGGCTCTTTTTGTTCGGGTAACGCTTCGTTATTGACTGCATTAAATTTGGGTATTTTTCCGTTGTCAACGTTTCGTATTTCTTTCCGTCCCATACTTGGAACGTGTCGCCATCGCCCGCCGCAATCAATCGCCCGTCGTCGTCCCGGTATTCGTAACGTTCGTTACATACTTTTGCCGGGTCGTCGTCCGGGAAAACAATTTGTATTGTTTGCGGCTTTTCGCCGTATGCCTGTGTAAATAACCCGGCATACTTTCCCGTTGGTATGAAATAATCAACGCTTTGCGGGTACCCGTTGGCGTTTTTCATGCCTATTTTTATTTGACCTACACGGGGCAATATCAAACGGGATTGTTGCGCCTCCGGTCGTTTTATTCTTCCTTTCATAACTCAATTATATTTCGGGGTCGTCGTTCAACATCTTTTTCCTACTCTCGTTTTTGGGCTTTTTAGGCTCATTTGCGGGCTTCATTTTCTTTTCCGGTGCATTATCCCGCTTTGCTGCCGTTTTGTCCTTGGTGGCTTTCTTTTGCGCCTCCTTTGTCGTTTTACCGGAACGTTTAACAATATTCGCTTTCTTAATCTCCGGTTCCGGGGTCGGTTCCGGTGCGTCCGCCTTAACTTTTTCGGCGGCATCCGTTTTTTCGTCCGGGGTTTGTTCTTTAGGGGCTTTCGTCTTAATCAATTCCGCTAACGATAGAGATATTACGTTTTGCGACAAATCCGGTGCGTTATCCAACAATACCATACCATTAACCGACGTAAATGTATTATCTTTCTTTTCGTCCTCAATCGCTGCAATCTCTAACAGATAAGGGATTTTACGAATATTAGGGCTTTCGGTTTGCTCTTTCAAATTATACGTTGGACGTTTGCGCCAATCTTTCGGGCTAAAATTGAATATACGTGTAACCGGGAATTGTTCAAAGTTCACATTCCACATATCCCGATACATCCCTAATTGAATTTCGCTTTCCTCGTAAAACCCTTTACGTCCGCTTTTGAAATCCACTATTGCGTTAATACGTTCGTCGTCGCCAATCTTCGATAACATCGTACACGGGCAATCAATCATCCCGGCATACTTGTAATGCGGATGCACTAAAGCAATTTCAACCGCCAACGGGCGTACATCGTAATCCAATACAAATTGAGCAAACGCCAATACATCTTTTTTCAAATCATCGGCGTAATAAATGAAATCATCCGGCAATCGGTAAACCTCAATATATTCTTTTAGTTTCCCTTTCAACCCGTCCAAATCATAAGCCCGGTTAATTAATAATTCCTCAAATGCGGCGTGCATAAACGTACCATACGCCGCCCGTTCGCCTTTGTATCGTTCCGCTTCCTCAATTCCCTTTGATGCAATCCATTGAATTAAATGCGGGGCTTTAGGCATGGTTTGGGATAAGATAGTTGTAACCGACGGGAAAAACTCCGGGTTCCCGTTATCGTCGTATCGGTAATAATAACGGTGTCCTTTGCTATTTAATTGCCAAACCTTGTACGGGGGTTCTATCAACGTTTTTTCGTCGAAAAACATAGCCGTCATTTCCTCAACCGTCATGCCCGGCAATATTTCAAATATTCCGGTTGGTTGTTCAACTTCAACCGCTTCAAACGGTGGGATTATTTGTTGTTGTTCCTCTGTTATATTGGGGAATTGGTCGGCGGGTACACCTCCCATACTTTCAACCGTTTTTTGCACCGGGTTTTCCGGTTCCTTTTTATTCGTTCTCATACTTCTTACACTTTTTTAATTCAGAAAAACCACATATTACCATCGCAACACTTATTCCAAAGAATAATAATTGAGCGGGGTTATAAAACGCACCTATCAGACAAATAACGCCTAATATGCCGAATATACCTATTATCGCTTTAGCTTGGAATCTATCGGAAAACATTGTTTCCGCCATCCGTTCAAACCACTTTAAGCCGTTATTCTTCATAGCCAAATAAATAATTAGGGGTGCAATTACACATTTCGCAAATGATAACAACCCATTCCGGGCGTATCTGTTTGGTCGTACCGTTACATAAGTTAGTCATATTAACTTGTTGTGCACTTTCGGTGCGTCCCTCCCATAGACGGGCGGCAACTTCTTTTTTATACACCTTAATTCCGGCGGTTTGCGCCCTTGCAATCGCTTCGTTTACTCTTAACTTTGTTTCTTTAATTTCCATCTTTCAGTATTTTATAATTAATAACTCGGTTCACTACTCACTTTATAGCCACATATCGGACACGTTTTTTCCTCCCATATAATCCGGTAATTCGGTTCATTATCATAGCCGCAATATTCGGGTTTATATTCGCCGTCGGTTACTTCCATTTCCCCGCCGCAAAACGGGCAATCGCCATCGCCGAACAAATCCAAATCCGGCACAATGGAATATACCCGTTTGATATACACGCCCAACGCCTCGGAAATAGCCGCATAACAATTGGCGGTTTGTTCCTCGGTTACGTCCTCATTGATTGCGTCGAAAACGGAACCGCCCCAAATTTCCGGGTCGTCCTCTATAACTTTGTTTTTCAGTAATTCCGAAATGATAATTTCGGCAACTTGGTTGGCTGTTTTCCCGCTATCGGTTGCCAATCGGTTTAATAAATCGCTCTCTTTTATCTTCATATCTTTGCCGGGTAACTCCCCGGTGAGTTTTTGTTTCTGCAAAAGTATAAATTATATTTGTATTACCAAAAATAAAACCTTTGAATATTTTATTTATTCCCTTGATATGGTTGTAATACAGATTAAAAACACTAATTTTGTTGCACCGCATAACCCTATAAACATCGCTCTCGGTTACTGCGTAACACCCCCGGCGTTACTTCATTGCGTCGGGGGTTCTTCTTTCCATATATGCCAATCGGTAAATATCTCCATAATATCCCGTCTTTTTCGTCATTCGTTCAATTTCCGGCAAATCATATTCCCCAAATACAACATACTCATACCCCAATAAATCGGGGTCGTTCAATGCAAATTCAAATGTAATGTCAACGTATTTGTCGCCAACCCTATTAAATGCGTGGTCTATTGGGATAAATGCGTTGGTTTTGCCCTCGCAATATCGCACCCGCTCCGGGAACAATTGGCAAAGCAAATGCGCATTACGATAACATTGTTGCTTTTGGGGCTTCAAAACGTCCCGGATAATCTTTAATTCGTAATCGCTGAATACGTCCGCCGCCCGGACAATCTCAACACGTTTTGCCACAGCGATTGTATCGGTTAAATATTGCTCCTGTTTGGGATTTAATCCCAATCGTATAAAGTCCTGCATTTCTTTAATAATAATACTTTCCATACCATACCTTTTAATCATGTATTCCAAACTCGCAA